CAAAATTTTATTTTTTTCTTCTTTAGCAATATGTCCTTTAATTAAATCTTCAAGTATTTTGTTTTGTTTGTAGGCCTCACTATAAAACATATCATTATCAGAAACTGATAATGTGCCAAAATAATTTAATATTAACATTAGATTGTCAGAAAGATTATTAACAATAAAATTTTCATTAAGTTGTTTAGTATAATTTGCAATGATAGCTAAGAAAGAATGTTTCCCCCAAAGCTTTTCTATTTGCTCTAAAAAAGCATTGTTCAAATTGGAATTTTTAAACACACTCGGACTGAGATTGATATTAATTTTATTTTCAAATTTGTTTACTTTAAAAAATTGGCGTTTTCGTTTATCTACTAAATAGCTTAAACGTTCCATTACTAGCTCACTTTTATCGTTAAATTCTAAATCATAAACTCCTGAGTGTCCATTTAGAATAAATTCATATGATAAACTCATATTTTTTTCTTTTGAATTAATTGTTTTGCAATTTTTTACTATATTTGTTAAAGAAGAATATTTATTTCCAAAAAATATTGTATCTATGTGATATTTATTAAGAGCAAATTCCTTTTCCTCGTTAAGCTCCATCATATTTCGTACTTCATTGTACTTATCCAACTTATTTAATGTATCAGTTGATAATACAAGGATTGAAAATAGATGGATAATATTGCTTTTTCCGGAACCATTTTCTCCGTAAATACTAATTACATTTTTAGCCACTTTTTTTTGTTTATTTTTATTAAAATCAATAGATAATTTAGGGAAATTCTTATAATTCTGCACTTTCACTTTACTAAACATTTTAATTCCCTCCTTTAAGTATAATTTATCATACATTATGTCTTAATTAAATAGAATAAGCTTATTATTTGTCAATTTATTTTTATGTACTGCCCCTCTGAATGTTCTGAGAGATTTTTTTATCGTTTTGGAATGTATATGCACCACCATATATGAAATTTTTAAGACTCCTTCTAGTTATTATGATAATATTTTACTTGGAGGTGAAATTATGAAAGTAACAGGAGATGGATTATTAGGGTTGCTAGGATCCATCGTTGGAGTAATTGGTGCATACATCTTGGCTGTTTGGCAAAATAAAAGTGAGGCTAGAAATAAAATGATACTGGAACTGAATACAATCGAAGAAAGAGCTAATACAGTATTAAATTATACCTATGCAACCAACGAAAATTTAAACGTTGAATTATTTCCAATGCAAATAGAATTGACGCATCCTATGTTTGATTCTGTGGAGAAGATGAAGCGTATTTATCCTTTATTGAATCAAAAGATTTTACGCCTGATTGAGAGGCTCAATGTTCAAGTTCAGCAGTTTGAAATGACTTTAAACGGAGTGGTATTAGACCATCACAATAATCTTTTACCTCCTTCATATCACAACGATGATCCAAAATCTTATGTGTTAGTTCAAAGTTATATTTTTGGTAATCAACAAAAAGTAGTAGATGAATATAATGAACTAATAAAGAGGGTAAAACAAATAAAAAGATCCATTAACATTCCACTATACTTATTTTTTATTAGCAAATTTTCTTGGTACAAAGAGCCTCCTACTTTACATCTTCTTAATTGTCAAATTAAGTTAGACAGATCATCAATACTTACGTAACTCAAAAATACTTCCAAAGGTGTTCGATAATCCAGTGATTTTCTAGGAATATTATTTCGTTTAGATGCGACAGATTGAATAAAAAATTCATCTACTGAATTGAAATCCATAGATTTCAATAAACCATCTCTACGTAACAATCCGTTAGAATTCTCGTTTAGGCCTCTTTGAGACGGCGTTCCTGGATCAGCGAAATAAATGGCAATATCATTGACATTACTGATCTGTTTCCAATTTGAAAATTCCTTTCCACAATCAAAAGTGATGGATTTGAATAGGTTTTTCGGTACAGATTCAAACCATTGATTTAATTTTTTTTCAATATCAATCGCTTGTCTACCACACGGTTTCAATGTGATGATAACTTTTGATAATCGTTCAACTAAGGTAATTACAGCACTTTTATGTTTCAGACCTACGATAGTGTCACCTTCAAGGTGACCAAACTCATTTGAGAATTGGCTATAATCCTTTTCACGTTCATGAATAGAGCGGCGGAAAGTTTGTTTTCCACGTCTTTCTTGATGTCCATTCGGTTTACGCTTGCCTTTCATCGGTAAGTCAGAAGAATCAAATAGCCCCTTTTTGAACATACGATAAATGGTACGAGCAGAACAACTAATAGGAAACGCTGCACGACCAACAATCACATCGGGTGTCCATCCTTGAACAACCTTTCTTTGAATATATTCTGATTGTTCCTCGGGTAAAACAAGCGGACGTCTACCACAGTTTGATTTGTTTTTCTTATACTGTTGATAATATTCTAAGGCTGATTTTCCTTGCTTGAAGAACAGATATACTTTATGGATCGTTTGTCTTGAACGATTCAAGCAATGGGCAGTTTTAGCAACAGATTGATTCATTTTGAAATAAGACTCTATTATTACAAGTTCATCCGTTGTAAGATGGGTATAGGTCATTTGTACTCACTCCTTATAATTCTTTGGTCGGAACTATTTTGAGTGTAGCACAAATGACTTTTTTAGTTGTCTAGCTTAATTTTACAATCGGCGTCTTTAAAAAAAAAGCCCATTTTTCAGATTATATGGGCTTTTTTATATTTAAATACAATCCTAGTTTTTATAATATTAAATAAATATCAGAAATCCGCACATCGTTCACTGAGCCTTCACCGTTTGACTGATTACATCGGCGCAAAATAATATCAATCTTCTTCCCTTTCATCCAACTAGAATCAAAAGTAACATCAAAACCTAGCGCATCGCCACCTTGATATCCGTATGCCTTTTTGACGTCTGGACGAGCAATCCCTTGAGATTGGATACGTGTTAATTCTTTAGGTGTCCCGTGTTCCATTACCAGTACGTAAGCATAAGTTCCAATTGCACCTTGTGGTTTATCAGGAACCAACCAACCAGCTACACGAACTGTTTTATCTGTTACCTCTTTGAAAATATCTAGCTTGCCATAAGCATTTCCCTGATGCGTTGGCGTACTTGCTGATACTTTATCATCATGATTCTGATCTTCTGTACTGCCATCAGGTTTCAATGCGGGATTATCATAGTATTTCTTGATTTGTGAAATAAAGTAATCTTGCATTTGAACAGTGATTGCTGCAGGAACTGCTAACGTAGAATCATAGCCACAATGTTCCATCAGTGAACGCTTAGGACATTCAGTTGCTGAAAATTGATGATGGCATTTGACTGTGTTTCGGTTAACTGGCAATCCGTAAAAACGAAGATCCTCCGCTGCTTGCCAGAAAGCATTTTGTTCCGCTTGTAGGAAAACTGCTTTTGGTGTTTCCCGATTTCCACGCACTTCATATCCGATATAGCTATTATTACCATCAGAGTTAGCGACATGCCAAGCACGATTGTAAGTATCTTCTGTCCGAATAATCGTGTTTTCATCACAGTAATAATGAGCAAATCCTGCTTCTAACTGTTTATCGGTCATTCCTGCCAACCGATTCATTTCTTGTTCTGCAGTCGTGTTTGTCCAAGTATTATGGATGACTACACCCTTCACATCTCCTACACGTCTACCTGCTACACCACGACATACTGAATTATTGATAATATTGACCATTATTGTTTTCCTCCTAAAGTATTATTTTTGTCTTTTCCTTGTTCTTCAGATGAATCTTTTAATTTGCTGAATCGATCTTTCACAAAATCTGGAATCGGGATTCCTAGCTGACCTAAATTCTCGATCACCGAGATTCCATAAACAGCAATGTATGAAAGCACAAAAGCTGTTGCGACTCCTTCAAAGTTCATGATTTTAAGATAGGGATACGCAATCAGCACAAGCGCCACGACCAGCAAATGCTTTACTACCCCCATTAGTCCCTTAGTACTATTTGTTTCTTTTCCAGCAAGTCCTTTACAAACTCCTGTAATGATATCTGCAATGACAATCCAAACAAAAATTTGAATATAAACATTGCTTACTAGATTTTTAAACTCTGATAACAAAACTAAATTATCAATGATCACCATGTTTCCACCCTTCACTTTCTATTTTTGGCCATACAAAAAGCGCACTCGTTTGAGTACGCCTCTATTCTTCGCTATTAATAATCTCATCCGCTTCTTCTTCCGTAATACATAATGGAACAAATTCACGAACCTGTCCTTCTGTAAAACAGCCCCAGTCAAACATCATTTTCACATCGCTAAAACTAAACATACTACTCACCTCCTTCTGATTCTGGATTTAATTGCGCTTTAATTTCTGCAATATCCTTGCTGTTTTGAAGCGAAGCAAGCATTGTCTTTGAATTGATTTGTGCTAAACTATCAGCTTTTTCTTTCAATGCAGTATTTTCCTGTTTAATTGCTACATCGTTTAGCATGAGTTTGGCATTTAGCTGTTTTAGGTTGTCGTTTTCATGTTCCAGAGCCTCATACATCGCTTTGAGATTGTTTAAATCGTTGTGATCTAGTGCGTTCGCTAACACAATCCATTGGTTCAGTTTAGGATCAAACATCTGATCAGCGATTGTTAACGGTTCGCCATCAGCACGTACCCCTTCAAGTGGTGGCTGATCTGTGTAAGGAACGGATACAAGCATGTCGTCCAATACTTTTCCTGCATACTCTCCGCCAGTACGTCCGTATTTCCAAATGTTTTTCATTCGTTTCACTCCTAGTCTATATAGTATTGAATTGGCGCTAAAAACAAGTTGACTGTTCCCCTAAATGAAGGTAGACCGCAAACGCCGTTCGGTCGGATATAAGCCATCCCGCCATTGTCTAAAGTATTGCTACTTTGTGGTGGTAACAAGAATTGATACTCATAATTATCAGTTGGATTACTTGGTCTAAATCCTTCTGGAATCGTACAAAAATCTTGTGTACTTAGCGTGCTACCTTTTAATGATCCACGGAACATTACTAGTTTTCCAATTCTCCTGATTTGTCCCTGTTTGTTCCAGGAGTGGCCGTTGATCGCTGTTAGATTTACCCATCCAGTATCTTCTGGAACTGTAGCAACTTCTTTACCTGCAATCTGTAACCCATCCTCAAAGTTTTTTAAACCTTCAACTGACTGTGGTTCGGTCAAACTAACCGTATTATTCAAGCTTTTTTCAGTATATTCAGGTGTGATATCCCAACTGTAATCATTCGGATTGTTGCTGTCTTTCAATCCTTCACCGAAGTATTTAAACTGACTAATATTAGGGGTTCTGGTGTCTCCTTTTTCAATCTTGAGCCAGTCTATTTTTACAGTACCTTTTGTTTCACTTGGAAACTGATATACAGCTAGAGTTCGTAGTGCGCCTGCGTCTATGCTAGCCTGTGTTACTGTGAACTCTCCTTGCCATGTATCTGTTAATCCTTCAACTGGATACAAATCAGCAGCTTTAATTGTACCGCCGTTTAGATATGCTATAAATCGCTGAGTTGCTGGCTTGGTTGCTTTCATAGTTAACACATATTTCTGGTTAACTTTGTAGTCTTCTACATTGGCTTTTGAATAAACAGAGTATTCAGTTGTAGTAATAGGAAACTGAACATCTTTGTTTGCGATATTCTCACCCAAAGGCGCTTTACCTAGCCAGTAAGGGTCATCTAGTAAGTTAGGTTGATATGGGGTGGCTGTAGAGCCACGTTCAACTTTAATATTTTCGATTAAAACCGTTCCGACAAATGGGTCTGTTGATGTTGTATTAATTGTGAAGTACATTCTATCGAACTTTGATGGATCTGTTGCAGTGCTAGAATTGGCTGTTATAGATATCCTAGTCTTCTGACCAACAATAGCTTCTTTACCTGTTAATGGTAATATAATTGTTCCGTTAGGACTTTTCCTATAACCTAACCTTAAATTTTCTAGTTTACCTGTGTATCCCTCAGAAACGGTAACATCTGCACTTAATGTATATTGAGTATTTGGTAATAAAGCTGGAATATTTTTCATAGATTCTAAAAAAGCAGCCCCATCAGTTTTAGTGAAAGTTACTTTTAAGGCATTCCCAGCATCTTCCACAGTAACACCAGACTGCGTATAAAAATTACTAGCTTTTAACGGTATTATTAAATTCGGATTCCCAGAATAATCATAGTCCCCGAAGTCGATGCTGTTACTGTACATCTTTTTCAGCTTGCCGAGGTCGCCGATTTGCTGATTGGTTTGATTCATCTTGTCTTCAACTGCTTTAAGATTGTTTTGTGCCGATGTAACGTTTTGAGAAACGGTATCAATCTTAGTTTGAGTAGCTTGTAGTTGCTCTGTTACCTCGTCAACAGTTTGATCAATTGCTTGTGTGGCTCCCTGTACAAATTCATTTATTTGTTGGTTTGCCTTTTCAATCGTAGAATCCACATTTGTTAATGCTGCGTTAACAGCATCTGTCGCCTCTTGTTTGACCCCATCAAGTAGTTGTTGAAAGTCCTTAAAATAATATTCTCCATTCAATTGAACATCGCCATCAATGATAGATTTCTCAATATTAAAAGTAAACGCCAAATTGTCCGTATGACTACCATCTGGAAAATCAATATAAACATTGGCATCAACTTTACCCTCGTAAGAAAGTAACATGTCAGGAATCCGGTATTTTACAATCCCTTGCATGTAGCTTTCAGTAATGATCTGATTATCAAAAATTGGGAACTCCTTTTTCTCTTTCCCTTGATAGATGTACATAAAAAGACGAACAGTCGCATCGATTAAATCGGTCGGACTTCCGTCTTGATTTTCAATATTAAATTGTAAAACACCAGCATTTTTATCATAAGATTTAAAAGTAAAGCCTGTAATCTTGGTGGCACGACTAACTGGTTCTGTAGGTACGGTGATCTCACCAACTTTTCTGTCTGCCAAATCAATCCCTCCTTCCTACTTAACGCCTTCTATCTTGATGATTTGAATTTCTGCGTTTGTATTTTTGTGGTAATTCATATTTTCAGTGATTGCTACTTGGGCCGAACGCGCAATTTTATACCGTGTATCTGTCACACGTTCTAATTTCAATTCGTACATTTCCATTCCGCCGGCATCGTCGTATAGGTTCGTGAACATAACGACTGGACTGGTCACGTTGTCCGCCTCATATACTTGTCCGCCCCATCCGGCAATGTGGATGCGGATAGAGGTATAATGTTTCATACTGTCTGTTAAGTCGATTGTCGTACCTTTACCCGATTTCTCGCCTTCAAACAGTGTGAATGTGGTGACTAGCTTGCGAAAGCCCGGACTGTTATATCCGTTGTCTTTGCCGTGCGTACGCGCGATGTAGATGTTACCGCCGTAACCGTCAGATATCCAAATCAGCTTACGTTCGTTGTGTTCTTGCATGACGCCTAGTAACATGATTGAGCCATCGCCAAACATCGTGATTTGTCCGTTTTTGTACCATTGATTAGTGGTAGCGTAAAAGCCTGGTGGTACATCGTACACATTGGTGTATGTCCACCCTAGCTCGTTATCTTTCAAAGCAATGCCACGCGCATTCATCGCAATCTCTGGCGTACAAAACCCAGCGTTTAAAGGTGTAGCATCGACATGCGCTTGTTGCGGCGTACCATCGAAATGAATTGCTAATTGTTGTAAAATCCACTTGACAGATTTTTGCAATTTTTTAATTTCTTTTTCCACTGATGAAACCTCCTAATACGTGAAATTGCGATTAGTGTAGTGGCCCACACCTTGTACTTTAATCGTACGTTTTGCCGTATCAATTTGTACGTTTGCGAACCCTGCTTCATTCGCTGTGTTGTATTCCTCTTCGGAAGGAAAAGCTTTTGTTCCTACAATGATTGGCGTTGTACCTAGATATTTCACTGTTTCATAGTGCCAATGCCCCGCAAAGATTGCCGCAACTGTTCCGCGTCCTTTTGTTGCGAAGTTGTAAGTCTTTTGTCCCATAGGACTCGGGTTGTAACCGTTCATTGTATTGTAATCAATAGTTACGCTTGCTCCTTGTTTGAAGCCGTCTAGTAAGGTTCCTAGTTTCGTCACGTTTGCTACGTCGTTTTCTCTTTCCATAGGTACATGTCCTACAATTACAACGTGATAGCTTCTATCAAGTTGTTCTAACCATTGTCCAAAGGCATGCAATTGGTTTTGCCCTAGTTTTCCATGAGGAAACTCAGCACCGTTGTAATATCCAGAAAACTCGATGAATTTTCCTTGTGAGTTCGTATGATCTTCGAAGTCATCGGTATCGATACGGTAAATCGCAACTTTTTTGTTAGGGAACAAATTAGGGCCGTAACGGCTATCATATGCTACGGCAATATCCGATCCTGTCAACGAATCGAGCCGTGAACGTCCGTCGTTTGCGTATGGGATTTTACCTGTTTCGTGGTTACCACGGCAAAGAATGATCGGAACTTCTGCTCCTGCTGTCGCTACGCTAGCAAAGCGTTTCAACACGTGTAAGTTCTTCGCGCGTCTTTCTTGTTCGGTATAAGGATAAATACCCGACGCTGTTCCTCCACTGTATCCATCGATATTATCCCCGCCGTATACCATCGCGTCCGTAAAGGTTTCTAGCGTTCTAAATTGCCCGACGATATTCCAGCGGCGTTCCATCTTGTCTTTTTGGTCAAAGTGATCGGCAAATTGTTGGTGTGAATCGACGTGCGTGTCCGTGATAAACCCCATGTTGAACTTAGTTTTGTCCGCTTGTGCGATCACTGTATCTAAGTTAGTAGGACGAACCCAGTTATACGATCCTCTGTCGTAGAAAAGTTTGTCTCTTTTGATTGGCACTTGTTCTGCACCTTTAGGAACATTGAATGTTTTATTTTGAATATCATCTAAGCGAGCGGCTAAACTGTCATAATCTCCTTTTGCTTCATTCAAAATGTCAATGATCGTACCACCTGGATCGATATTTTCCAGTATTTCACGATTATCTTCTAACCACTGCTCCCAGTCATTTTTGCCCTGATCCATGTAATCTTTGAATTTTCTTAGCAAATCCTCAAAGGTCCACACATAGCCAGAATCACGTAACTGGCTTCTAGATATTCCAGAAATGACTCGATAGGTAAAATCCTGTGTGCTAAATTGTTCACTCCAAGTTCCATCACCATTAAGTGATCGGAAACTGAAATGTGCGGTGTTTTCACCACCCCATTGCCAGTCAGGCTCACTTAAGGTGTAAACAAGCCTTGCTTGTGCTGGACTGTATTCTTGTACTTTTTGTTCAACAGGTTGGTTTTCGCCAAATTTTGTTATATTAATAAAAAATGGCACTAGGCCATCGAATGTTTTTAGTTTGCCATGTTCCACCACTTCAACAACGAACTTTTGCGTTAAAACATCCCCTTGCCGAATTCGAACCAAATTTATTCCGTTATTTGGTTCGGTGGTGGATAGGACCATTTTATGTTGCGTTTCTGCCACGACTATCCCTCCTTTAGAAATTGATATAGTCTCTTGCATTATGGAAATGGCCAGAAGAAGATGGATAAAATTCATCCATAAATTGGAAATGAAGATGTTCTCCAGTTGATGGTCCCGTTGTCCCCATCAGTCCAATTTGCTGACCAGCAGTTACTTTTTGACCTTTTGAGACATCCACACGGCTTTGATGTGCATAACCTGTATACATTCCATCAGCATGTTTGATTACTGTCCAGTTTCCATACCAGTCATAATAGTTCGCATCTCCTGCAACGATCACTTCGCCATCTGCTGAAGCAAATATAGGTGTATTAGGGTTTCCATTTACAAGGTCAATACCGTTATGAAACTCTTGTGCTCCTGTGATTGGAGAAGTGCGCCAGCCAAATTCGCTCGTCACTGTGATTGGATCTGCAATTGGTTTTATATATCCTTTTGATGCAGGAATTTCCAAATCTTTAAATTTGTCATACCATTCTTGTGCCCATGTCGTCCGTTCTGGATGTGGATCACGTGGACGTTCAAAGTTAGCCACGAATGCTTGTGCTGCTATGTTGATATCGGTCAGATTCATGAATTGTGTCCATGTATAAGGATAAGCGCTAGTTGCGATCCATTGACCATTTGGTGCATGCCACATCAACAATTTGAACTGCGCCGTGATCGTGTCTGGATCATCACTGATGCCAGCCTTTGTCATTAAATTGGTCATGTAGACACGTCCGCTAGTTGCGCCAGAAGAATCGGTCCATTGCCATACACCATAACCGAACCCAGGTGCGCCATTACCCTCATCGGCGGTTGGATTAGCATCTGATTCTCCTTGAGCATTTCCAAGTAAGGCTGCAGCAGCTTGTTTAGTAAAGCCTGCACCTATAGCCATTGCCCAAATCTGCCAATAACGTTTATCCCGATCAGTAGTCACTTCTGGTGGATATTGTCCATTCCAACCGTTATCGTTTCCTCCGGTATTGTCTCCTCCATTATTGCCACCACCGTTTGTATCGATTTTAACGCCATTCACATATAATTCTTTGACATCTAGACGGCCATCCATGGTTATATTCCCTTTTGAAAATTTACCATCACCGTAAAGATTATATTTACGCTTATCAGCAGTAACATCTGCTGGAATTTGAAAAACAGGATTTCCTCGATCGCCGCCGTCCCCAGCGTTAATGGAAAAAATATAGTTTGGTTCTTTCCATACAGCAAACCCATTTATTTTTCCGCCTCCATAAGTCGCTACGATGGATCCAAGCGATTCTCCGTGAACATCGTCAAGCCCAGTTGAAATGACCTTTTTTTCAAAAGAAAGTTGTCCTCCTTCTGCCACTAATTGGAAATCTTTATCATCCAATGTCTTTAAAGCTACCCCTTGCACGAGAATACCTGAAAGAATTCCTGCTTTAATAAAATTAGCATTGAAAGTTCCATCCAACGTCCACGCAGTCGTACTATCGCCATTGTGTACATCTTGGATTGTTTTCCATTCACCTTTCTTACACTGTTTGAAAGATATTCCTGAGTTATTTTGGACCATAAAAAAGCGTGATCCAGGAATGTTAGGTCCATCCATATAAACAGTTTCATAGATTTCTCTACTATCACTAACACCAGCTTCAATTCCATTTACCCAATAAATAGAACCGCCATTATCTCCTGCGCCTCGCATAATGTCATCTTGATATTTTCCAATCTCTGTTGATTCGTAAAATGTCATTTTGCTAGATTCTAAACTATTAATATTATTGACAATAGAAGCCGTTTGTTTTCTAACATCTTGTGTTAAATTATCCCCTAGTTCGATATTCGTTTGACCGGTAAGCCGATTGAATGTAGTTTTATAAATACGAGTTTTATAGTGATAACCTTTATCGTATCTGTGAATAGTCACTGTATTTCCTATCACATCTCCTCCAGTGACTTCAGCTTTGAATTGTACTAACGGTCTAGCAGAATCGATTAAGGTTGAATAAGTATTTTTAAGTAATTCTGTTGGATCATCTATATCATCAAACACTACTACGGTTTCTCGTTTTCTCATTGATCCATCTTTTTGTGGTATCCCATACTTTTGAGTTGCTTCCGGATCTTCAAGCCAATTTTGGCCTTTAGGCTTATCTAAAGGATCACCATTCGACTTTTTCCATTCAACATCAGTGAATTCAATTCTTCTACCGTATCCGTCACCAACCTCTTCGCCTCGCCCACGACCTATCATTGAAGTTGAGATTGAGCTTCTATCTATCTCTCTTACAACTGTTAATGCTTTACTACCATATACAAAACGTGTATTCGATTCTTCACCAATTTGTTCATATACTTCGATCCATTTATCCTTTATTCCATCAGAATTCAAAGAACACCTAAAGACAAATTCCATGCCTAAGGTTTGCAATTCTTTCAACGCTTCTTTTACAGAGACATAGTAAAAAGTTGCAGTTACTGTTGGTAACATTGCTTCTACGTGACCAACGCGCCAATTTCCTTCAGTAAATTCAATCAATCGATCAAGAACGTTTTTTAAGGGCTGCCCACTCGGCCTAATATCTTTGATGATGTAAGCATCTAATTCATTTGTCGCAAATCCTAACCCTGTAAACTCTAATGTTTCAGATGGGTCGCTAACTTTAGTAATTCGATACAACGAAAAAGACGACTCGTTTTCACGAATCGCCATATATCTTGCATCCTCTATTTCTTTATCATATTTTGTCGTAACGTAAAGAGTATCTTTCATTAGATCACTCTTATCAGAACTAATTTCTTTTTCTTGGGAGACTTCAATTAAACTTCTTTTATTTTTTCTTTTAATAAGTTTTTGCAAGTGATCAAAGAAATAAACTGTCTCACTCAAATTGTCGCCCCCCTATAGAATATTTTAAGGTTTCCATTATTGCTAGTTATCTTCTGACCTTGCTTGAGATAAAAGTTCTCAAAATCACTTTCTAAATCAATAATAGAAGTACAATCTTCTCCGTTTACAGTTACTTGCTCATCGGAGAAATCAAAAATCAACACGTCTCCTGTTTTTATTGCCGCGTCAGTAATCGTGATATTTTGTTCTCCGTTTGTAATTTTGATTGAATTATTCATGGATAAAGTGACTTCAATTTTTCTTGGTGTTATAGGAAACTGTATCGGATTTCCAATATAGCCATCACTAACACATTCTTTTGTATACTTTAGTGGGTCCGCACAGAATACATTAAAACTTGAAATAATAGAGTTGGAGTCTCCTGGAACAGTATCAGTTGATGTATAGCGACCGTAGTAATAAAAATCTAATTCATCATGAAACCTAATTTCCACGTCTTCATTCCGGTATAAATAATTCAACAGCTCTTTGAATTTAAACTGTAATTTTTCTGGATCTCTGTCTTCCAACTTGTATGTTATTTTTAGTGTTCTTGGAGGTATTTTCTGATTTGTAATGATTGAACCAATTTGTATATCTTGCTGTTCAACTTCTACAGAAAGCATTTCTCTACCTTCAACCGTGAGTGTTTGATACCCCTCAATCAAATCTTCTAAATACATTCCATCGTACATCATGGCAGACGTTGGAAGGAATCGTTTAGAACTATTGAGATTAATAGTTGTATCTTTGAATGAGTACATTTTATTTTCTCGCTGATCCAAAATATTCCCTCCTAAAATTCTAGATTAATGTCTGCACCTTCGCCCATAGCTTGTGAAATATCGTCCACAAACAATCTAAACGATTGTCTTCCAAGATTGAATTTAAATACAGCTGGTTTAGTAGAGCCACCCATATTTACTTTATGTTCAACTTCTGCACCAATGTTTTTATTTGCATTTTTCAGATTTGTAGCTATATCTACATCAGGATTTGCATTGAAAAGTTCCGCGATAAAGTCCGCCATACCTCCAACAGTATTCTGTACATCATTGAATCCTCCCATCAGACCTTTATGCAGACCATTCATAATAGCCTGACCAGCTGGAATCAATAGCTTTCTATCGTATTGGATAGGTCCTTTGTGTTCACGAATCCAATCACCAATACCTCCAACAAAATCTTGCACAGATTTCCATGCATTTTGTAACCCTTCTAGAAAACTATCCATGATGGCTTTTCCGGCTGCTAATAAGTCGATATTTTTCAAGTTATCAAACCAGCCAGTTACTCTATCCACCGTATCACTAACAGCATTTACTAAATTATCCCATGCCTCTTGAGCACCATTTACTAAGTTGTTAAAAGTATTAATAGTCCCTTGCTTTAGATTTTCCCATCCTTGAATTATATTATCTTTCGCCCCTGTAATTAAGTTGATAATCCACGACTTAAAGGAGTCCCAAATATTTTTTGCACCTTGAATCGTATTGTTGAACAAGTTGATTGTTCCTTGTTTTAAGTTGTTCCAGGCTTGTTTTACGTTATTAGAAATGCTATTCGATGTCTCCGATAACCAAGACGTAAACTTGTCCCAAACATTTCTTACCCATTCAACAGACGTGCTTACAATATTTTTAATTGAATCCCACAAATTAATCCAAAAATTACGAAATCCTTCACTTGTATTCCACAAGTAAATAAATGCACCCACTAACAAAATGATACCAGTTATTATCAATCCTATTGGATTAGCAGTCATAACAGCGTTCATCAATTGTTGTGCGGTTGTATATATTTTTACAGCTTTAGTTGCTATCCCCATAACAGTTTGATAAGTTACAACTGCTGCGACTATTGCTGTAATCATCGGTAAGAAAGGTTCGATAATTTGATAAAGAGTAGATAAAAAACTAATAACAGATGGTAAAACAGTAATGATTGTATTGAAAATGTTCGTAATTAGACCTTGTAATTTGCTCAAATTTTCAGCAATCGAACCAAGACCAGCATTTTGCATTCCTTCATCAATAGCTTTAAAGATATTTGCCAAACCTTTAACAACTGCTGTTTTTATATTTTGAAATGAGGTTTTAATTCCGGCTGAGTTTTTCTTAGCTAGATCAGCAAAACCGCCAACGCCATCGTTTAACTCAATTAATCGATTGTTAAAATCGTCAAAAGTGATTTTACCACTCTGTAATGCAGAATAAAGATCAGTGACAGAGTTAACACCTTGATCTTTGAATGACTTTGCTACTTTATCCATTGCAATCGGCATAGTTTCTTGTAATGTTCGCCATGACTGCATATCGACTGTACCTTTTGCTAACATTTGTTGATATTGTTGCATTCCTCGGCTTGCATCAGCTGTAGAAGCACCTGATGCTAAAAAAGCATTGTTTAAGGCTAGGGCTGTGTCTGTTCCTTTATTTAAGCTACCCGTTGAGATAGCTAATTGCTGTGTATTTGAAACAATTTCATCTAATGAAGTTGGCAACCCATCTATACCCTTAGTCAATTTTTGCATTGATCCATCAACTTCTTGCGTGGAATATCCTAGTGCCTTCATCACCGTAGGATATTTATTAAGCGTATCAAAACGATTAACCGCACCACCGACTGATTGTGTCACTGTTTGAACGGCTGCATCCAACACTTTGAAAATGCCCATACCCTTTGCAATATCCGTAATAGAAGTACCAAACTTTTTTGTATTGTCTTGCAAACCATCCGTTTCATTTTGAGCACTTTTCATTGTAGATGAAAAATTCTTATCAACTGCTGTAAGGATCGCTTGCACAGAATAGCTTTCCATACCCTACCTCCTTTCTTATTTATTTGCTTTTTTAATCAGATTGACCAGTTCGCTGTCTATTACCTCTTTTACTCCGATAATTTCTTGCTCTTTTTGTTTATAATCAAAGAAAGATTTGAAGGTTTGATAAATCGGAACTTGTTTTTTACCTTTTTTCTCTTGTGCTTGAACTTCGTAATTTTTCCAAGCGGCAAGATGAATCAAATATTCTTTGTCTAACATTTTTAACTGATGAGCTTTTTGTCTTAGTCTGTATTCGCTTATTGTTAAGCGATCCATTTGATTAAAATCATTTATTCCCAAATAACGTAGACAATTCAATTGAAACTCTTCATAAATTTCATCAAAATCTATCTTTTTTGTAATTCTTCTAGAAGTTGGTTTGTCTTCAATTTTGTAAATTCCGACTTTTTTAACTCTTCTAAAACATCATCAAACAACTGCTCGCTACCATTTTCTTCAATGTAATCTGCAATTGCGATCTCACTTACTTTCGGTGTTTCTGTTGAATTAGCAACTTTCAACATCTCTACAAGAGTTTCTACATCTTTATTAAGAAAATTTGATAATATTGTTTCCATTCCCATTTTCATCGTTAACCCTTGTTCAGTCACAGAATATCGACGATTCATCTCTTTAATGAATCCATAACCAAAAATAAAATCATATTCTTTTTCCTTTATAACTAGCCTCATTGCTTTTCATCCTCCTTAAAATAAAAAGAGAGCATCTAAGCTCTCCTATGATCCTGTCGAAGTTGCTTTCACGGTATCTTTGAATGTATATTGAACGACAGCAGCTTGATCTTCTGTCAAGGTTGCATAACCATCTTGACCAACACCATTTACTGCAAATGATAAACTTAATTCAACGTTATCCTCTGCAGCAGCCGATGGAGTAAATTCAGACACATATGCTTGGTAATAAGTAGCTTTGTACTTATTTGCATTATCATCTGTTCCCTGTTCTGCTTTGTTGATTTCCCAAATTTCAATGATATCGCCATTTAATAAGGCTTGTTTCATTTCATCTACATGGGAATCTCCTTTAGCAACTATTGAAGTAGCCGAAAAATCATATTCAACTGGGCTTAAACTTTGAACGTTTCCGTCTTTTGTCACTGTAGAGTCTGAATCTCTTGATAATCCATTTTCATGTTCTGTTTGAAATGCCATTTTCCAAGCAGCTTCCTGAGTTTCTTTTTTCAATAAGCGATAAAGCAAAATGACATCAATACCTTTTAATGCTTCCATGTTCTTCCTCCTATCTAATTCTAAATTCAAGTGTGACAACCGCTCGTTTTAGGGGCGTATTGGTTGTTGTGTCGTCCATCACTTGAATTCCACTTGCTTGATAATTTAAAGCCCAATAATAGCCTTCTGTGGCTTCTATCAATCTAGCTTCATTAAAAAGAGCAGATGCCATATTTGACACCTGCTTTCGTTTCTTCTGTAATCCCCAAACGGATAAAACCACAATCACAGACCCTTTAATGTCAGTTTTATTTACTTCATGGATGGTCTGAGTGTTCTCAAATTCCACAAAGGGATAACCAACATCCTCTAAAGTTTTGTAATCGTATGTTTTATATCCAAGTTTGTTTTGGGATATTTTAAAAAGTTCATCAAAAATCGACTGATCTCTTGTCTTAATCATCATTTCACCAAGGCTTTCATTTCAGCCATAAATTTGACTTTTTGATAATTAAAAGCTGGTCTAACATAAGGCTGGGCCGACATAAAGCGAGTTCCATATTCTACATAAGGAGCATAGTCTGCTGTCGGTCCTACAATACCAGTTAAACCAGCTTCTAAAAGATTCATGTTTATTGATCTTCGTAAGTAACCTGTATCCACTGGCGCACCTTTTTGCATTCGTTCAGTCATTTCAGCAGTATTACTTTTCACGACTTTTTGAACGTCATTAAGCGTTGCTGCTTTTTTCAGATGTCGCATCAGCTGATCGATTCCTTTATATTCAAGTTGTGCCTTCATCAAGAACCACCTCTTGCACAATTAAACTATTTCTATGTGCTGGATTTCTAGCTGTTTTTTGTTGCCAAGTCTTTCCTTCAATCTCGATATAGTCAAATGTAGGGATAGAAAAAAGAGGCTGCGTCCTAATGACCTTCGCCCCTTCTTCCACACTACCAAAAATAGTCACACTTCTATCAGTGCCAATATCTGTCACGTTTGCCTCTGTTCTTGTTCTTTCTGGTTTTCCTTCAACCCACTCACCGAGATCTGGATCATATTTAGAGTCAGATGAACGTTTAACAAATATAATTTCATCTGTAAATCTCATATAAATTTAAACCTCCCTCGATTTGGCTTGTACAACTCTTCCTGATCTTTACGCTTAAATTCGTCAATCTCATTTTGATACTCTGAAAAATCCGAATCAGGAAAAGCCATAGATAAACCTTCTTGAGAATATGACTGCATACCTTCTTGACCAATTCTATTGAATCTTTTCAACGATACTTCATATACAACTGTTTCAAATTCTTTAGGAACTTCTTGCGTATTTAACAAGGTTTTCATACGCTCATTCGTTCTTCGCTCAATAACTTCAAGCTTTTCATCTAGTGTTCCTTTAAGAAGTTTTTTAATATCCTCTGCAATCGTCATATTTTTACTTCCTAACTAGCAGGTTGACCTGTCACATTGATTGAAGTAGTGAATTCTCCAGAAGTAAATGTGAATGTTGCTGATCCTTCTGCTGCAATCGTTCCATCAAAACCACCATTTTCATTTTTGGTCACTGTTGCGATAGCTCCATCACTTGAAGTTGCTGTAGTAGCTGCAACAACAGTAGCTGCATCGCTAGCATCTGCAGGCATAGCTGAAATAGTAAATGTTTTAGTATCGCCTACTTTACCGGTCCATGTCTTTTGATTTGGCACAATACCGGTAGCAGGCGTTACGCTTTTGGGGAAATCTTCCCAAATGCTTCATCTTTTACAATCATAAATCCAACATCCATTGTTGCACGCAAAGCAATCAGTTCTTGCTCAAACAAGTTAACTGGGGTTCCATCTTCATTAGTTAAAGTAGACAATTGGGCTTCTTCAGAAATCTTAAATGAAATATTATATGGGATTCCATAAAACATGTAATTAAAGTCTCCAGCGTAAAGAGTTCCTTTATCTAAAGACTTAAGGTCTACTACTGGTAATCCGTCAATTGTATTAGCAGAGCGATCATAAATAAACTCAACATTTGACCCGACTGTTTGAGCTGCAGAACGTAATTCTGTACGATTTTTTCGGTTTGAAATAAACGCATTAGGTTCAAATTCATTTTCTGCTAATTTGTCTTCTAAGGCTAGGATATTATCATAAGTCAATCCGCCTTCAACCACATTCCCCGCACTAATAACTGATCCGTCTAGTGACTGAGGAAATGGGTTTTCTTTATTTAATAAGGCAGCTGCATCAAATTTTTTATAGAAAGCTTCAGCAATTTTTGGCTGCATCTCCTCAAAGAAATCTGATAATTTATAATTTAAATATTCACGAGAAACCGGAAGAATGACACCGAGTTTTTTTGCAGTCATCGTAGCTTGCATCCATTTAGGTTTAGACGTTTTAATTTTTTCACCTTCACCCACCCAGTATGCGCCTGGTCCTTCAGCAAAGTATTCAAATTTCTTTTCTTTGTCAGTCATTTCTTCGTATTTTGCTAACTGCATGATCTTAGAGTTTTCCATAACTTCACTCAAAATGAGCGTATTATATTTATCAGGAATTTTTCCCTCTTTCGTTTCATATACCATAACATTATCTGGATCCCATGTTTGAGCAAACATTTGCAAGTTCATAGGTAAAAGTTGTTTCTTTTTCATTAAGTTTTCCTCCTATTTGATAATTCGATTTTTAGCAGCTAGTTTAGCTACGGTTTCTTTAGTATTTTTCGATGCTGTAAATTGCCCACCTTCATTTGGTGGTGTTTGTCTTGCGTTTTCTTTCTTAATCAAAGAGGCAAAGTTAGCGATGACTGCTACAGCTTGTTTTGTGGCATCTGCATCATCAGAAACAATCAGCCCAAGTAAATCATCATCGTGTGGTAAATTTGCATCTGTCAGCATTTTAGAAGCTTCTTTCGTCATTTCAGATAGTGCCTGTCCACGCTTTAATTCAGCGATTTCAGCTTCTTTTTGTTTCAACTCATGCTGTAGTTTTTCTTCCGCATTCATTTTTGCCAGCTTTTTAGCTTCTTCTTTTTTTGCTTCTAGTTCTTTTTCCCACGCTGCTTTTGCTTTGTTTGTCTCAGCAGCAATCATTTTCGCTACTTCATCACGAGAAAATGTTTTGCCAGTATTGTTTTCTTCTTTTGCTGTGGGCGGTGTCTCTTGTGAGCCAGCTGGTAGGTTTCCTTTTTGTCCCTCATCACCAGATCCATCATCTCCTGGTTCAGAAAAAAATTGTAAGTTCATTGGCATAAATAAACGTTTTTTCATGATTAATCCTCCACGGTTACGCCGCTACCCGATAAATTTGACCAGTTACGCCGGTCAGCCGAAAAATAGCTTTCTCTTTAACGCCTGTAAGCTGTAAGAAGGCACAATAAAAAGCCGTTAATTTGTATTAACGACTTGATATTCGTTCTATATAAGGTGCTGTACTGCATCGACAAAATGGATGCATATTAGGAGCATTACTTCCTGGCTGCATATCGGCAACATCAAAAACTTGATTATTTAACGGTATACATAGCTTGCACGCCGTTGGTTCTGCTATATAGATGTACTGGGTAATGCTTGCATCTCTATAACTTCGTTCTTGAATCCCTACCTGAACTCTAGTCGTTTCAGTCACCATCAAACGTTGAGTGTTGAACTTAGTGTTTTCTCGTCCTTCAGCTGTTAAATATTCTGCCAATTTAGATGCAAGTTGCTTGGGATTTTTCCCCATCGTTATACTTCTGACTAACAACCTATCTAATTCTGATTTCAATTCAGATTGATACATCCATAAGCGATCACTAAAAGACACGTCATCACTCAAAAAGGAGCTGTTTATTACTAGTTCTATCAGCTTTGCATATCCACTTGAAGCAATAGTTATTTCTAAAATACCGGCTTGTCTCTTCAATTCAGCTAAACCAGCTTTTGTTAATTCATTCGAAAAGTATTTATCCAATTCATTAAACAGTGAAATCAATTCAAGCCCGATATTAGCTTTTAAGAGCTCTAATCTATTTACACGCATCGTAAGATTGTATAGCTTTAATTCTTGGTTTGCTGTAGGAGAAAAATCTTTCTCTTTGACATACTTCTTTGCTTTGCGAGCGAATGCTTTGACATCCATTTCACTAGCACGCTTCATCGCTTCGCTACGTGTGATTTTCTGACCATTGGAGAAACTGTCCCACTGCGCGTCTATTTCTTTTTGTATCGCATCTTGTGCGTATTGCATGCGACTTTTAATTTCTGCCATGCGCTTTTTATCATCTTTAATTTGTTGCTTTTGCCATTCTTTTTCCCGTTTGATCCAATATTCTTGGGAGTTCATTTAATCACTCCCCTGTTTCATCTTTTTTGTTGTTAATTACTTTTTCAACATCTGAATCAAAAATGCCAATCTGCTTTTGCGTTTCTTTATTTACTCGTTTCAACTCTGCCTGTACATCTGGAACAAAAGAAGCGAGTCCTAAGATCGTCTCTTGACTGAGTTCAGCTCCAGCATCAACCAAAGATTTCAACTCTTCCAGAATGGCTTTAGGTAGATTAGGCGTAAATATTACACGTAAGCCTTTCAAATCGGAGTTATCCATTTCAGAAATACTTGATTTTAGGCTAAATAAAAGACGATAACGCCGCATAAGACCTTTTTTGAATAGCCTTTGCTTTGTTGCCGTCATTTGTTCAAATCCAAATAATTTATATTTCATTGCTTCTCCTGATTGCACTCCGGAAAAATTGTCATCAGTAAGATCAGGAACCATTGAGATTTCGTGGATATCCTTGCGCACTCTGTCTTTGTATGCTTCTACACCGTTCACATCATATTGTTTGTAAATATATCCTGCAGTCACACTTGTTTTATTACCATTCACATCAGTTCCAGATTCAAGCAAAAGCATATTCGCTTCTTTCTGCTTGATGGCGTCCTCTGTGGATAGTCCTGCTGCTTCAATATCACCACTAATAACTAGAAGAGCATCGTTTAGATCAGTCATATAGTTGGCGGTATCAGACTGCCCTGCATCGTATAGATCAATCAAAGATAGTACATCTTCATACAAGCCCATCCGAAAACGATTAGGAGAATACTCTGTAATAGGTACCTCTTTATATTCATGCGGTTCATCTTGAGGATTCTTTAACTCAATTGCTGTTAGTGTCGTCTCATCATAAGTGATACTTTTTTCTTTTGTGTATACGATTGGTTGAATGTACTGTTTATCAGCATCCTTGTTGAATCTTGTCTTAGGATACCGTACAGCCAAAATAGGCTCTCGCTTTACTGTAGTATCATATACAACAAACGTTTCAAATACATTAGCCAAATCAACATAATCTGTATCATCTGAATCTCGATAGATAATCTCATAGGCTCTCCCATACTTATCCATATCAAGCCAGAGTTCAGCATTTAACCCATCTATGTCATTATTAGTATTAAACTCTTCGATTTCTTTTTGTTGATTTGTGTCCTCGATTTGCACTTTTATAGGATTGCCTGTGTTGTACCCAACATCAAACGTACAAAGAACTTTTCCAAAGTTATGTGCTGATCGATGATCCGCTTTTTCCTTTTCTCTACGTCTACGGTTATCCATGATATTTGTATTTCTAGCTTTGTAATAATCATCTAATACACTTAGCCTTTTTACCTGATATTCATGATGATGTTTTATCATTGCTGCTAAAGTATCTAAATCGTTAAGTAAATCTTCTGCTGAGCTAAACCTATAGTGAAGATTGGAATCTACGCTAAACTTTACATAATTTGTGTTCACGTCGTTAGAATAATGTATATCAGATCCATGTTCAAACTCGTTTACCTTATTCATTTCTCACACTCCTTAAAATATGCGCTTAACACGTTTAATCTTTTCGTTGACATTAACTTTTGGTTTCTTAAGAAGCTCATGAGTATATATCGCATATCGAACGGAGTCTAGCACATCATCATATTCTTTTATTGGCTCGCCTTTTTTCTTGTCCCAAATGTATTGATAAATTTCATCCCGAAATTTCATCACTCTATCTTGACAGATAAACAATTTATCTTGTTTAAATCTCTTGGCGACTTCCTCAACTCCAGATAACCGTGCTTTATGAGCATTTTTAGCATTAATCTTTTCTCTTACAAATCTAGCCACATGCTCCGGTCTCGCAGAGTCACAATAAAAAGGCACTCGTAAGCCGTAACGCTCTTGAATGCCTTTTGCTACATCTACCCAATAATCAATCTCTTCAAATTGAGTAGCATGTTCTTCGATTAAATAAACTGTTCCGTCATCCGTTTCACCTATAACTACGATTGAACCCCAGTGTTCATATCCCCAGTCAACACCACAATAAAAGTTGCTCAAAGGTGGTAAGTCTTTTGACTGGATGTAGTGCTTGCTAGCATCAAAATCACGATAAACGACACCTTCTGCAGAAACCCATAAACCTTTGATATCACGATCATAAAACATGCCGCTTGGTGTTGATTCTTTAATATTATTTCTATAGCGTTCAGATAAAAAAGTATTATCATCCAATTCAAAGTGGAACGATTGAATGTTTTTACTTGAATTGTCGATATACTCTTTCTTCAGCCAGTGTTCCGGGTTGTCAGGGTTTGTGTCAGCTAGGATTCTCGCTCCTGTTCCTGAACAACGTGAAACGATTTCAGCAAATACTTCTTGTCTAGCTAGTGATGCCTCATTGATATAAGCGCCATATGCTGTCATACCACGAATTGCACCAACACCGCCAATGTTTCCTGTATAAGCTTGTACGACCTTAACGCCAAATAACTTAAAGTTTCCATGTTTATCGAATTTAGGTTCTATGCTGTACATGTTGTATAGTTCCTGTAAGATGTTCTTTTGGATTGTTGCACTTGAAACTCCTGCTAGGATATACATTGGTTCCTTAATGTCTTCTTCATCGGCAATCTTTCGCACACGTCGCAATTCAAACAAGAACAAATCATTGTTTATTTTTGTTTTCCCAGAACGTTTTGCTCCATGTAATAAAGTAATAAACCAATCATTCTTAATGGTTTTATTTAACACGTCGATTTGCTTTGGGTTATAAATATCAACTAGTCCCATCTAATTCACCACTAATCTTTTCTAACAACTCATCAAGTTTTTCTTCGGTAGAACGCTCTGAGTTTATCTGTAATTGTTCTAATTTTGCTTGCATTAATTTTATTTCTGTTTGAGCTTTTTCTAATTGCGTTTGTGATAACAGCGATTTATACTTCAAATACAAATCCAAGGCTTTCAATTTGCTTTCTAAATCTGGTGTATATTCATATTGCATATGTTTAATAACCTTGTTTTTCTCCAAGCGGTCTATTTGCTTGCTCACGCTTATTTGTACTTCTCCTTGCCAAATATCTATCAATTCATTTAAAGCGTCCTCAGCACTTAATTTGCGCTTCTTTTCGATAGGATTTAGCCGTTCATTAATATACTGTATTATGTTAGGTTTAGTTAGGTTTTCCTTACCTATTACTCTTGCTGATCGTTTGCTATAACCTGCTTTAATGGCGGCTTGAGTAGCATTACCACCATTTTTTATATATTCATCCGCAAAAGCTTTTTGTTTTGGTGTCAAATTTACCACATTCAAGCCACCACCTTTCAATTTTATTAACAATATCTCTCAATATTTGTCTGTATGTTCTGCTCACTAAAATATCCATGGCCACAGTAACGAAGATTGTACTTATCGATCTCTTTCGGTGTAGCTTCTCTGGTCATTTCAATGATGGAGTACTTCTTTTTGATTTGGACTGATTGGACAACTCTAATTGGATCATCTGCGTTTGGTTGCGGATATTTATTTGATAATGATACATACCAGTAGTTCCTCATTAGCCATTCTTCTCTTCAATAGCATTTAGATCATTGTAAATAGCCTTTGCTGTCTCTAATCCGACCCGCAGTCTTCGTTGAATGACTCCAACAGTTAGCTCCATATCAACTTCTTCATAGTCCTTCTTTAATCGCTTCATTTCCTCGAAATCTTTAGCGGTATATTGTTTCATATAATTATTCTCCTTTTAAATAAAATAAAAAGACCACTCAACGAGTGATCTAATATGTAATAGCAACCTACACGCAGACAAGTCTGATACTTCCTGCACCTAACCACTGCCACATCCCTCGGTTGCTAGCGGTTTTACTGACAGGCAGTTATGGATTACCGTAAACCAAAGTCACTGGCAAGGAGACAAACCTTGCATGATAACTACCCTAATTTGAACTTACGTTCCGCCCTTAACTGGTTTCTTTTGGAAGTCAAGTGCGTTTACCTATTCCACCACAGTAATCAAAAAACAACTTGTGAAAACGATTACTTGTTGTATAATAAATATTATCAACGATAGAGAGCGTTGAAATTAATCCTTAGGAGTGTTTTTACATGAACAAACATGAAATACAAGCATTTGAACATGCAGTTTTTACTTTCAATAGACTCGCTAAACGAGCAAACGAAGACTTTATTCCGTTTGAAATTATTTGGGATACAAGATTTGGCCCCGCAACAGCTACTAACGTTCTATACAAGACCAGCTCTAATCCAATTATAAATGAATATTTCTTCCACAATGAGTATTTCCATGATGAAGAATCAAATAAAGCTGCATATATAGATGAGTTATATGCATATGTAGATCATGCTGTATCTCAATACTTCAGCGACCTAGTTAGCGGTGGCTATTCACCTAAATTGAATATGGCAGAACGCCCACACGTTCTAATGGATAAGTTACTGGAACTATCTAAATTTGATGAAGCAATTAGTTTAAGAATGCCTAATTACTTAACCACTTGGGATTTTAAAACCTTAGACGAATCTATTAAATTGCCTTTCATTAATGATGAAACCCTGATATTACGTCCTCTATGTTTAATTAAAGAACAGACAACAACTTCATAAGAAGAAATGAACTATTTTTGATTTGGTTTATTTGTAGCTGTTGCCTGTTTATTAACAATTTTAAAATAAACAGCGATCGTATAGAGAAAAAATATGTGAGTAGTTTTTCCGATTGCTCTCTATTCAAAGAAGAAGTTAGCAACGATAAGGGAGGTTTCCTCCCTTACATTTTATTTTGTCTCAGACCTATCACTAATCTTTCGACACTACCATAATATCACTGGTAAATAGCTAAAAACCGCCATCATTCCGCCAAAAAACCGCCAAATTATTTATAAGCAATTATTCT